CACACGGGGTCAGGCTCCTGATCCTTGGTGTGCCAGCCCTCAAGGTAGTTAAAGGTCAGCGGCAACTCACCGATGTATTCATCCGCACACCATTGGAATTGGTGCAAGTATTTGCCTGTCTCGCTATTGACGATTTCAGGCGTCAGGCGTTTAGTCTCGGGGTGGCTACAATTCAAGAACATAAAACTGCTCCAATTTTTGCGTGGATACTGATGTTGCGTTTTGCCATCCATTTTCAGCGTTTCGGTAGGCCGGTAGTCGTGGTTTACACAAAGCACCGCTTTGCTTTCATCGACATAACGCCATATCTGCGTCAGGTCATGTCGTACCAAAAAGTCAGAATCCATAAACACCGCCCAACCCTGATACTCACAAAGGTAGGGGACAAGGAACCGGGTGAAACTAAACTCGGTGGATGACAGCGGATCGTCAGGCCGCCAATACAACCCCACCGCCCGCATATACCGCTGCTCAATAGGCTGGATATAGACGGGGTTGCGGGCATGGCGCTCAATAGAGCGCCGCGCCACGCGGTACGCCACATCCTCACGGCTGTCGTAGCCGATGAAGATAGGCAATTCAAAACGGGATGGCATCGTCATCCCAATTATCCTCGGTCAGTTGCGGCGGCGACTTGTCGGGCGTGCGCTGGGGTTCCCCGGTGCGCGACAGACGACCCTCACCCTTTGACTCAAACTTCAGCGACATAAACTTATCGCCCGTCTTTTTGCTCGTCTGTATCCACGCTGAGATATTCATATCAACGTTGTTGATCACACATGACCCTCGGTAAAGCGGTGCTTTTGGATTGCCCTTCTGGTCATTTTTGAACAACACGCCACGCATATTCGGATCAAAGTTCGTCTGATAATTAGCCACGGTTCAACTCCTGCAATTTGCTTAACTTTTCTTCCAACTCGGCAAGGAACACGGTCACCTCGCCCTCCAACATCTTGATGTAGTCATTGTCACGCTCCACCCGCTTCACAAACATCCGCAGGTGTTCAGGCAGGCGTGGGTCGTAACTACAAAAATCGCACCATTTGCGACCTGTGCAAGCCATTTGCCATTGCATCTGTGGGATGTATTTGGACGGCACATCGCCAGCCAGCAGCGTGTCTAGGTGGGTCGCGGTCGCGGGACACTTGAACTCCACCAATCCGTCATCGCCCACAAGGCCGTCGGGGGACGCGCCAGAGTTTGCAATGCGCGGGTGGTCTATGAAGCCCACCTCCTCTACCAACTCGCCTGTACGGGCGCTGTAGGCGGCCCTCGCGTGTGGCTCCTGCTCCGTTCCCCACTCCATGTGCGCGTTTGTAAACGTGCTGGCAGGCTGGCCTGTGAGGCGTTCGCAGATCAGATCGGCCATCAGGTTTGCGCGGGACGCGCCGTAACCTGTCTTGGTCTTGGCGATCACATCAGCCACGCGGGAGGCGGTGACCTTGCCAAGCCGAGCGGTGTGCCATTCGGTAGTGCGCTGTTCCATCACGCCAACTCCTTCTTGCGGGTTTGGAAAGCGTCCATGTGCAACTGGCGAGCGTCTATTGGCAGCGACTTAAAAAGCGCCGTCAGGGATGCTACGTCAGGTTGTGCGGCGATCTGCGCCAGCAGCGCAAGATCAAGTTCAGGTTTCTCACCCTCGGGCAAATCCTCACCCGCATAGATGTAAAGGCCGAGGCCGTGCATGGCGATGGCTTTAGCAAGGCAGCGCATGATCGCGGTGTTGATAGCAAAAGCGTCGGGGTTCTGGATGGCGCGGTTGCGGTTGTCCATCACCGGCAGCACGCATGACCTGCAGATGCCGTTAATCGTGACGCTGACGCAAACCATCGCGGTGTCGTCTTTGAAATACATCACCGGCAATCCATTGCTTTCACACACCGACCAAACTGCCAATGGGTCTACTTTCAGCACCTCGGCCCACGCCCACGCCCATGAGAGGTAGGTCAGGTTGCCTTTGCGTTCGGTGTGATCGTTGACGTTAATCTTGAGTAATTCGCTCATCGTCTCGCTCCTTCAGTTCTGCCAATGCGCGGTTGCAAGCGTCAATGCGCTCCTGCTCCTCGCGTTCCTGCATTTCCAAGTCCTGCTGGTGCCACCAACTGTCATCGTCCTGCCAAACGTCATCGGGTTCCATGCGTCACCTCCGCATCGCAACTGTGGCCGTCGCAGGGTTCAACCAACGCGGCCAACAGGTACACGGCAACAATCAGCAAGACTACGGGCCAGAGTGAGGGGCGCTTATTCATAGTCAAACGCCTCCTGCTTGCGAGCCTCAAGGTGTTCGTCGCATCGGCCTAACAGCGCGTTTCTTTCGGTAAGCGATAGGTAGCCAAGATCAGCCTTGGCATTGAGATAAACGTAATCTTGAGTACGCACAGCGCGGCTCTCGCAACCCTCGGGGTAAATGCCGAGGATGTAAACGCTACGGAGGTTGATGTTTTCGGCAAGGCCTACCGAGGGATCGGCAGGGTCTACGTCGTAGTCCACTTCAATCTCGCAGTAAACGCCGAGTAAGTGGAACTGGGTGTTAAACGTGGGCATTTCTGTTGCTCCTGTGTGTTAATCAACGTAACCGTAATCATCAAACAACTGCTGCGCGAGCGTTGCGCGATGTTCAGCATCGTTGCGCGTATTGCCGCTGCACCATTCGTTAAACGACGGGAATTGTTTGCCGCAGGCACGGGCTTCACCGCGTGCAATGGCATATTCGCGGGCAAGTTCTTCACGATTTTTTGCTGCTTGTGCAGCGGCAACTGAAAATGTTTTGCGATTGAAAATCATGTTTGCTCCTGTCTGTGGTAGCGGTTGTGTCTGTCAACGGTGCCTATGCTACCACGGTATACAGGCTTGTCAACTAGGGTGGCAGGAATTATTCTAGCCCCATGACACCTACCGATTTAGTCAAGCATTACGGCTCGCAGGTCAAAACGGCCAAAGCCCTCGGGGTAAGCCGTGCCGCCGTCCAGAAATGGGTCAAGCAGGGCCGTATACCGCCTGTGCGGTACTGGCACGTCATGGCTATGGTTCAGGGCTGGAAACCGCTGTAATGGGCTTTACGGGGGCCAGAAACGACAAACCCCCAGCGGGGATGCGTGGGGGCTTGACGTGGCAGGCGGGCTGCCGGTACGCTCGGGTTGCACATCGGCGTAACGGTAGTTTAGTCCCCTATACGGGCTTGTCAACCTACCTCTACGCCTCGGCCATTCTGGACGGGGAAACCACGCGCAGAACGGGCTTAAATCTTGACCGGGGCGGCCAGCCTCAAGACGCGCAGCGTGTAGCGGGGAAGCGCGAATGGCAGCAGGTGGGACGAACATCTGCCAAAAGTAGCCCGCAGCGGATGGCTCCGTCAGTCATCAATTCCGCACGATCCAAGTTGAGGCGTAACTCCGTCTCAACCGTGCGGATTCACCATCAGTCATCAGGGTCTTAACCATAGAGAGGTAAGTAAATGTCTTGGGTAGTTGGAGAAGATCACCCCAATGCGTTAATGACTGTTGCAATTGTAAAGAAGATCAGAAAGGCGCAACGGTTAAGAAACGAACTCACAGATAAAGCGTTGGCCCGTCGTTATGGCATTAGTTTGAAAGCCGTGAAGGATGTGATGGGTCGGAGGCGGTGGAAACACGTTCCATGATTCACTATCACGGGACGCCGATGAATCCGATGCAAGACTTTGTAAAGTCTTTTGTCGGTAAACACGCAATGGTGAGTTACGAACATCCAGAACAATTAGAGGTGGCAGCAGAGATTTGCCAATCAGTCGTTTTGGATAACGGGGCGTTTTCAGCGTGGAAACAGGGCAAAACCTACGACTTTGCTGGATACGCTGATTGGGCTGCAAAGTGGGTAAAGCACCCCGCTGTAGATTGGTGCGTCATTCCTGACGTTATTGACGGGTCAGAGGCTGATAACGACGAACTGTTATCGGCTTGGACGTTGCCACCCGCCGTTAGCGTTCCCGTATGGCATTTGCATGAGTCACTAGATCGTTTGGAGCGATTACTTGCATACCCTCGGCTCGCCCTCGGGTCATCAGGCCAATATGCCTCCATTGGCAATGACCGTTGGTGGAAACGCATGGCAGAGGCAATGCGGGTCATTTGTGACGACGACGGGTTGCCACGCACCAAACTGCATGGATTACGGATGCTTGACCCCGGCGTGTTTAGTAAATTGCCATTTGCAAGCGCTGACAGTTGCAACGTAGCCCGTAATGTTGGCATAGACCAGAAATGGAAAGGCCCATACACGCCGCCGAGCCGTTATAGCCGAGCCGTCGTGTTGATGGAGCGTATTGAGCGTCACGCGAGCGCAGCGTATTGGTCAGAGGATGCAGTAAATGTGTATCAAAACCTAGAATTGTTCGGGTGATACATGGGAGATGAAACTACATACCCCGAGAGTAAGCCCAGTCAGCCCAGAGAAGACATAGGGCAATCAGCGAGAATCATGTGGGATGAGTTGGTCAGGGAGTCACCGCTCAACCGTCTGCGTTACCTTGATGCTCGGTTAGCCGCTGGAGCGGAGATTGATCGGGAACGTGTGGCACAACTCGTTCGTGAGGCAGGTGCCAAGGCAGTATTGTCAGACCCCGATGCGGTGGGCCTAGTGCGTCAACTGTGGGGTGAAAGGGCTGTGGAGAGGTTAAGAGATCGTGCGAATACCCCCGTTGACCCGACCGAATAGGATGTGGTGGAGAATATGGCTGGGCAGACTGGTTAACGAAGCACGATGCGATACGCCGCACGACGGGATAGCAACGACAAAATCATCACGGAAGCCCTCCGTAAAGCAGGCTTTCAGGTACACGATTACGCTCAAGTCGGTTCCGTCCCAGACAAGTTGGTTACGAAAACACTCCCTGACGGCACGGAATGGGTCT